CGAGCCGACCGGGAAGACTGGGTATTGCCAATTCGTCCCAGGCTCGCCCATGATGCGCACCTCGGAGCCGGTGTTCACACTCTCGTCCTTGATGAAGATATGCATCAGGTCGGTTGTGTTCGGGAGTTCCCGGTTGCGGCCCTCATTCCCGCGCGTGAGCACGCTCCACGCCGCGCTCAGGACATTGTAGATGGACCCACCCTCCTTGGTCATCGGGGTGAACCATGAGGACCGGCTCTTCGCCCCCACCTTGTATGCCTTGGTGGGATACATGAGCTTCACATCCTCGATCTGGATCTCTTGGCGAATCAGAACCCCCCGCCAGTCCTGGATGGAGTCGCTATACACCGGCTCGATAGGGATGATGTTTCTGGGATCCAGCGGTGTGAGTTCAAGATCCCCTCCGCCGGGGAGATCCTTATTCCACCGCAAGAACCCATATCCAGAACCTCCCACCATCGCATAGGTGAGAATCGTCTGGAGACGCCGGTCGACCAGGCCCCCCTTCCACCACCCCCTGGCGAGCTTAGAGAGAATCTCTGCCTGCTCCACGAATGTAGGATCCGGGTCGATGGTGTCATAGTTCCAGATGGGACGGACATCGGTCAGGGCACCCACGGTTTCATTCACGATCTTCCGGAGGCGGTTGTCCACGAGGCGTGAGATGGCCCTTGATCGGAGAGGGTACTGCTCCCCATTCACAAACTTAATGGCAGTGTTCATGTCGGTGTACGCCCGCTCCCTGCGGAGCAGGGACATCCCATCGCTCACGCAGGCGCGCACGTAGGAGAGGATCTGGTTCTCGTACTCTTCAAATGCAGCAGGGAGTCTCATTGATCAACCTCTACTAATTAGCCACTACAATGAGGTGAAAGTCGCAGTCCAATTGTTTCCCCGCAGCCGCCTGGTCAGGGATCGCGGATATCTTAACCACACACCCCGAGGGGACACTGATGTAGTTTGTCAGCATCTCACCATTACTCCCAGAGGATAGATAAACACGGTCCTGGAAGTGATACTCTGTCGAGAGGGTGTAATCATCCGCGAACACCAAGGCCCTGAGGCGAACATCCATATTCGCCCCAATAGATGCCGCGCCCCAGTGGCTGATGTATGCCGTAAATCCCGTGGGGACCTGATACCTCCCTGAGAGGGACCTATTGCCTCCAGCGCGGATAAACTCAAAAGTAGTCGCGACCGTGGCTGCTCCATTGATGCTGGAGATACTAAGATCCCCCACAGCAACCTCTCCGCTCCCCGTAGACGCCACTTCCATCCACTGGATGAAACTGAAACCGCTCCCTAGACTAACGGGAGTAGTTCCATCAAGGGCGACTGTGGTGACCTGCTGATCTCCTGCTGCGTCCAAGTAGACGATCCTGACCGTTCTCGCCCCAGTTCCACCAGTATCATCAGAGGTACTCGTCGACACCAGGTAGAGGGTCTGACCGATACCCGGCGTGTTCATCAAAGCCTGGCTAGTGTCAAGGTAATCACAAGCATCCCCAAGGGCCGACGTGCTGCTCCAACCTTGGCTTCGGCTCCCCAGGATGTAAACTACCTTTGCTGGTTTCCCAAGGAGTTCCCCAGTCATAGAGACATTCAGTGTAGGTGTGAGAAATGCGGGCTGGATTGCGTAGGACATCTTAGATTATCCCTTCAAGACGTGCATGTAACATGACACTTCCACTGGAATTTCTCGGTGGCGAGCCCCCCGCAGCTGAATGAAGAAGGGTTGCTGAGAAGCCGCTTTCAACGAAGGTCCCCACCCCAGCGAGGAGGGCTCTTTCCACCGCAAACGTAGCTGCCACCCCAGATAGACCAAACACTCCAGGACTGGCAGAGACGAAGCGATCAGCGGCAGTCGCTGCTGCCACACCACTCAGTGCAAAGTTCCCAGGATTCGCAAGGACAGCCCAGCCAGGTACGAGTTTTGCCCCAATTCCACCAAGGATGTACGCACCAGTATCTGCCGAGAGTGCCCGGTCTGCAATCAGGGAGCTGTTAACTCCACTCTGGAGGAAACTACCGGGATCTGCGTTGATAAACTTCTCTGATGTCCCGACCACAAGGGTAGCATTCACCCCAGTTAGAAGGAAAGAACCTGGTTCAGCTCCAATGGCGCGACCTGCCACGAGGGTGGCAGCAACTCCCCCCTCCGCGAAACCTCCTATCTCAGCTGACAACACCCGAGCTGTTACGAGGGTGGCAGAGAACCCGCTCTCAGCATATGTTCCCGCTACTCCAGAGAGAAGACGGCCAGCTACAATTGTCGCTGCCACTCCCCCTTCGCTGAAGGATCCTGGAGCTGCAGTTATGCTGAGGAGTGCTGGCTTGATTCCAAGGTGAAGTGACTCGGACTGCGCTGCGGTGTCGTGGTCCCACTCCGTTGTACCCGTTGTGGTCCCCGCGCAGGTGGCAGTGTAAATCGAGACTCCACCGCCAGAGGCCGCATTGGTTGTCTGGTCAATTCGCTCCGTTATGCTGGCGAGGTTAGCGTTGACAACACCCGAGACGTTTGTCGTATCATTCGCGTCGTCACCCAGACCGATGGCCAGGATAATGAGCGAGTTAGCGGAGACGGTGATGGATGGAGCAAGGTTGTTGGCCTGAGTGGTTCCGTGATCCGCCGCGGTCCCAACGACTGTATCGCCTATGACGGACAGCCCATGACCAGCGATGACAATCATCGCACCAGAGCAGTGCTCGCCGACGCCATCGACGGTGACGTTCGCTTCGCCCGCGCCCGCGATCTTCCCGAAGATAGTGAGCGTGCTAACAGCAGGTTCTACAGACGACCCAGCCGCGAACGTCTGCTCGAAGAGCTTAGACCAGCCACCTGGCGTGTTCGGCGTTCCTGCAGTCGTATTGGAGTCCGACGATTCCATGATGATGTACATGGCATCGCCAGCGACCGGGGCGCTACCGCCCGTCGGGACTGCAGCTATGAACGAGCCGCCGCCGCCGCTTCCGTAGGCTCCGACGCCTCTTACTGTAGGAGCAGCCATTACCTAGGTTCCCTTACCAAAGATCCTCCCAGGATCCACTGACATCTCGATGTGCCTAGCCCCACAGGTTCGGCAGGTCTTCACCACTACACCTTGCCGGTCCTTGTCAATCTTGACTTCACAGTTCTCAGGCATGCAACAAGGCCGCACGAGGCCATTGCTTTTTAGGAGCATTTCTGCCCTACGCGAGGGTGAGGATACTGCCTGTGGTTTCCGAGCCGTTGAACTTCACGGAGAAGGTCTCCCCGCTGGCAAGTGTCAAGTTGGACAGATAATCCCACCAACCAACCAAGCCGTTGGTAATGGTGGTGGTCTGTGTGTTGTAACAGACAACATATCTGAAGGCGGTCCAGTCAGCAGCGCCGGCCGTCCACACCACCTTCGTACCAACGAGAGTGCCAGTCCCGCTGGCCTCTGCGTAGGTGTTCTGTGTATCCTGTGTTCCAGAGCCAGTGCCAGTTGCGGGGGTGGTCTCATCCGCCAGGACATCATCTGTGGCTAGGGGAGCGTCCAGGTAGAGGTTGACGTCGAGGCGGTTGGTGTTCAGGTTGCCATGGTAACCTAGACCAAGCGCACCAACGAAGCTCTCGAATTTGTTAAAGGTCGCCATTTAGCTTTCTCCTAAGAACTCTCAAAAGGTGCTGCCAGAGGCTCTCCTCTCGGGGAACCTCCTTCACGATAACCGTCACCGGGGGGATGCTGTAACTGATCATCAACCGATACCTATGACATAGACCACATCCGTCCCAACGGTTCCTATGAGAAAGAGTTGATCTGTATTTGCAAAGCCCCTAGTGATATCCACAGAAAGGGCCTCCCCGCGATCGAGGTATGCTAGTTGATTCGTTGTGGTGGTCACATTGGAGCGGCCGATGAAGACGGTCCCAGCGTTGTCTGTCTTTGCTCGCAGGGTTATGGTGGAGAAGTCTTCTCTAGGACTCACCGCCAGGAGCGTAGTAAGGTTCTTCGCGGTTGAGAGTCCAGTTACTGGTCCACCGAAGATGTACATTCCCATTTTTCAAACCTTCCGCTGATTAGTTACACCCAGGACCCCGGCATCCCCCGCCCAGAGCCCTCATGATACTCCGGCTTCCCGGTACGCGGGTTCACGCCCTTGAAGGTTTTCTCCAGGAACGCATTATCCGGTCGATGCGTCACCCCATGCTCCTTGCACAGCTCCCTCAGGTGCGACTCCGAGGTTACCTCGATGGGCTTTCCATTGAGATTCGTCGTCGTGAACGGGAAAGCGCTGGATCCCTGATGGCGAGCGCCGAGACTCCACTCACGGACCATCTCTGCCCCACATTTTGAACATGAGTGGACCTCACGGTGGGAATGAACGTAGGCTTCCTCCTCGTGACCACAGGAGCAGCTCCAATCAAAGACTGGCATTAGTGTTGGCAGTGCTCCAGGTGATCTGTGGCTGCCAGGGATATGTCGGGTAGTATGGAGTCGTGAAGTGTCCACCCCTTCCACAGTAGTGGCAGTAACCGCATGAAGGACAAGTATTGCGATACCATCCCTCAAGAGGCTGATAGTAACTAAGCGTCTTTGAGTTATCCATCAGTACTTATGCTCCTTCTTCTCTTCCCGCGTCTTCTCATTCACTTCCCCCGCCTGGAGGATGCTGATCTCCGGCCGACCCCACTCACTCAGCTCTTCCTTCTCCACGAACTGCCCAGTCTGCCCAGAGTAGATCCCCTCCGAGTTCTCAAACCAATCCTGCACCGTCTGGGTCTTTGCCTGCTCCGAGCGCTCGAACACATCAGGCTGATCTCTGTGAGGCATCATGGGAATCATGTGCGCCTTGCCAACTTTGTGCATTTCTAACTCCTAGTAACCAATCGCCGACTCAAGCGCCTGCTGGAGACGCTGCTTTGCATGCATCTCATAGGAGCGCTCGTAGAAATTCGCCTCACTCACCAGGCGCTTCCTCTGCCCCTCGCTCAGGGCGAGCTCAACACCATCCACCTTCAACGCTGCCATGGAGCGAACCCATACCAGGAACTTCTCGAAGTCCTCCACTGGCCCCCCGTAAATGCCCTCCAGCGCCTTCCTCACCTCAGGTGGGAAGATAAGCGCACGATCATGCGCAGGGAACTCCTTGAACCGCTCCAGCTGCTTCGTGAGGGCCTGCTGGATGGGCTTCTCAGGGTTCATCGCGCTGTAAACAGCGTACAACTCATCAGGAATCGAAAGGGAGACAAGAGCCATTGGCCCTCCTAGTCATTGATTATACCACACTTTACCCGAACGGATCAATCACCTGCTCTTCAAACTTTGCCATGCACTCCTCCCAGGTAAGGCCCATCGACTGAAACTGCACCACCTTCTCCGGTGGTGCCTTCCTCTGCTCCGCCACCCGGCGCCGCTCATCGGCCAGATTAGCCCGATCATCCGCGTGGGAGACCTCTAGGGCGATAAAAAGGGCCATTATGCGGTCATCATGATACCCTGGGGCGTGCTCATAGTGCCGCTGCCCAGGACGGCCATTGTCCACATAGGAGCCCATTTCCTTCACGAAAGCGACCGAATTGACCTGTAAATCACCCTTTTTGACCCCATTCACCCCCCTTTCCGTGATGAGGGGCCTCGTGGCAGGGGTGGTCCACCACCCAACCTCCCTGGTCTGGCGCCCGTCCATGCGAAGAACCTTCCTCCAGATGAAGAAATTAGGGTAATTCCGCTTCATCAGCTCCGTCTGGGTGACGATCCCAGGACTCCCTGGATTCACCTCGATGGCCATCAGTGCAGGGAAGCGCTCTATCTTATCCCTAAAGTAATGCCCTACCTTCCAACACACGTTGGCCAGGGAAACAGGGTCCAGACAGCCTGACCACTCTGCCACCTGCTCATCGCCCTCCCTCCGATTCCCGACCCGGAGGACCTCCACCGCTGCATTGTCTCCCCCAGTAATGCCATACGAAGCATCCACACCAATGGTGTAGATGAATCCAGGGCGTGGAGGCTCCCAGATGATGAACTTCCCGTCATATTTCTCTTCCTTCTCATCCTTCAGCCATGCATCCACATCTACGACAGACCACTTATCCGCCCGCGCGTCGTAGTCGAAGATCAACTTTGGCACCTTCAGACCATCTCGAACCTTCGCCCTGGTCTCAATACTGAACACGCTCCTCAGTCCAGTCTGGAAGGCTTCCTCCACCGTGGATGGATACTCCTGATAGAAGACCTCCAACATGTCCTTCGCCATGTAGTCTTGCTTCGTAACCTGCCACCAGGCGAGCTGGTCCTTCTCCAGGGTCAGGCCAGTCTCGCGCAAGACCCTCTCCCCCATGGCCTTTGTGTCATCTGCGAGGGTCACCCCCTCAGAGGCGACCCGCCACCCCGGACGCATGAACCAGGCAATGAAGATGCTCTTGAACCGACTCTTGTTGCGCGCCGCCGCGTCGTACTGGTCGTGAAACCAATTCCCCCGCGCACCCGCTCCGGTGGACTCCAGGATGATAAATGAATGAGGTTTCTCACTGGACTCAAATGCCGGGAAGAGATCCGAGTCGATGCCGATGGTGCACTCAGGGATCCACGCAGAGACCTCAGTGAGGTGACAGACATCCACCGTCATGCCCTGGCCTAGGGTTGTTCTTTGGTTTCCACTCCCATAGACGATATCCGACTCAAGCCCCGAGAGGTGGAGGTTCTGGGCCTTGGGTTTTGCATCCACCAGGGGCCGCATCCACCCAGGGAGGCTCTCATGCATGCGCATGAGGGTCTGCCAGAGCTTCAGGCTGTTGTCTGGGTGGTCGGAGGCCACAATCGCCTGGGTCTTGGGCTGGAGGAACACCGCATGCGCGATGAGGGCCTCTGCGATGGCAGTTCCGCCAATCTGCCGGGATTTCAGGAGGATGATCCGCTGTTTCCCCTGGGGCTCCAGCTCAGCCATCAGTTCCAGGAGCTTCTCCTGAGAGGGCCACAGGTTCGACAAAGGGATGAGCTGCTTGGCGGTGCTGAGGATCTTGCAGTACCGCGTCGCCCAGTAGCGGAAGTTAATTTTGGACATGTGGAGCTCATTCACGATGTACTGTTGCACATCCTCCGGGAGAGACTCCACTATGCCCTGCACTGTCCAATCCACATCCTTCAGGCGGAAGGCGAACTCCTCCACCTCATCCAGGGAATACTCCCTCAGCTCCAGGCCGAGGGCGGCCTCCAGCTTGGCTCTACTTCTGTCGATGATTTCTTGGCTGTACAAATCTCTGCCAGAGCCCGCTTATCTTATGCCGGCCCAAAAGGAGTTCGAACTCTTGATTCCAGTCACTAGCCGCCAGTTCTGTCCTTGATCTGTCCGCAATGATTGATCCAAAAATTCCTATGGCGTAATCTGGATGCTGTGCTCTCGTCCAAGCAGCCTCCACATTCTCATATTCCTTGGCCTTATCATAAGCAAAATCGTGATAGTCATAGCGACAACTACACAGTGTCCTAAACTCATGTTGCCAGTAGTCCCAGATACAATCGCGGATTCTACGAAAATGAAGATTCTTCGTCCATGGGTTGAACACTATCTTCCAGCTCGGAACGTACAGATTCCACCCCCATCGGATCGCCCACCACTTCAGCCTGCACCACTTTCCCTTGAACCTTTGCACCATATAAAACCTCATCACTCGCCTTGAGCATGCGCTCAGCGAAATTCCCTCCGCCCACCTTGATGCCCACGTTCGTCTGCACATTAATCGTGGAGCCCTCCTTCGGGATCATCTTGTTGATCTGAAGGAGCTTCTCCATGCTGAATTCCTTGTGCTTGCTCGACACCAGGGTGGAGCCATTCCCCTGGCACGCTGGGCAGAGGGCATCCTCCCTCTTCGAATTCGGCCGCCCCTTCACCCTCCCGCTCCCAACGCAGGTATCGCACAACCCCTGCTGGTCTATGGCATGCCTCACGAGGTCCTTTACGATCGCCGGCTGCTCCTGCGCCGCTAGGATGGCCGCCTCGACCTTCCCCAGGGACACGGCCCCCCTCGCATACGCCTCCATCACCGCGGTCGGCTTGGCGCCTGCCTCAGCGATGAGGTGTGCCACACCCTTCTTGAGTCTCGGATTGCTCACGAGCTCCAGGAAGTGCCGCTCCTC